ACGCATATGAACAACTAGAAATCGTCAACAGAGCAGTAAATATGATTGTTGATGATGTTTCAGAAATCCCTTTTGCAGTTGGGGACAAACTAATTGGCACGAATAGCATATTAAAAAATATTCGTAAATCAAAAGTTAATTTACTTTTAAATGTAGAACCAAATCCTTTTCAGGATATTAGTACTTTTAAAAGAAACTTAATCATTGACTTACTTATTGATGGTAACATATTCATATACTTTGATGGTACTCATATGTACCATTTACCAGCAAATAAAGTAACAATTTATACTGATGATATTAACTATATCGAAAAGTATACATATGACAACAGCATAGACTATTCCGTTAAAGAAATTATACATATAAAAGAGAATAGTTTTAACTCCATTTACAGAGGAACACCAAGATTAAAACCAGCATATAGAACTATGCAGCTCCTTAGCAACATGAGAAGTTTTCAAGACAACTTCTTCAAAAACGGAGCAGTTCCAGGTTTAGTACTTAAATCACCAAATACTCTTTCTGAAAAAATCAAAGAAAGAATGTTACAAGCATGGAGCATGAGATACAACCCCACAACAGGAGGCAGACGCCCTCTTATATTAGACGGTGGATTAGAAGTATCTAGCTTAACAAATATTAATTTTAAAGAACTAGATTTCCAAGGCTCAATTACAGCGAATGAGAAAATCATACTAGAAGCCATGGGAATACCACCTATCTTAATGGATGGGGGTAATAACGCAAACATAAGACCCAATCACAGATTGTACTATCTTGAAACTATCTTACCAATCGTAAGAAAGATGGGATATGCATTAGAACGATACTTTGGGTTCTCATTATCTGAGGATGTAACAGGAATACCTGCTTTACAACCAGAACTGAGAGACCAAGCAGCTTATTATGCAACACTTGTTAATACTGGAATTATAAGTCCAAATGAAGCAAGAGAAGCAATAGGCAAAGAACCTGTAGACGGATTTGACGATCCAAGAGTACCGCAAAATATTGCGGGTTCTGCCGTTAATCCTGAAGAGGGAGGTCGACCACCAGAGTCGTCACCAATAGAGGAAGAATAAATATGACAAAAGATATGATGGCTAAAGCATTATCCGATTTTTTCAGTGAAGAAGGAGTCGAAACAATGGATTTACCAACCTACAAAAGTCATGGTAATGATGTACCTGTAAAAGACTACATGCTTAGAAGAGCATTTGGTTCTTGGAACAGAGTTCTATCAGCCATGAAGAAAAGACATCCAGTTGCTGTAGTTGAAGCTCCAGCTCCTGCTCCTGCTCCAAAGGCTCCTAAAGCCAAGAAAGCGGAGAAGAAAGATGTCAAGTAAAATTTATCATTGGACTAGCACTTTTAAATCACTAGGCGAAAACGAAGATGGTGGTGTAGATATTAAAGGATCTGCTAGTACTAATGCTCTTGATAGAGCAGGCGACATAATCGAAGCCGATGCTTGGACAAAGGGTGGATTGGAAAACTATAAAGGTAATCCAATTATTCTGTTCAATCATAATTACGACAAACCGATTGGTCGAGCAAAAGATTTACAAGTTACTGAAAACGGCTTAGAAATATCTGCAAAGATTTCTAAAGCTGCTGGAGATGTAACACAATTAATTAAAGACGGTGTCCTTGGAGCTTTTTCTGTTGGTTTCAAAGTCAAGGACGCTGATTACATGACTGAAACTGACGGATATAAAATAAAGGACGCGGAGCTTTTTGAAGTTTCTGTTGTATCAATACCTTGCAACCAGGGGGCAACCTTTGGACTAAGCAAGTCATTTGATTCTATGGAAGAATACAACAAGTACAAGCATACTTTTTATACGGCTAACTTAAACGATTCAGCAGATGCTGTTGAAATTGAGCAGCCAAGTACGGCGAAAGCCAAAGAAATGGAGACAAATATGTCAAAAGAAAATAAATCTCCTGAGAGCAACCCAGAGTTCAATCTTGAATCATTTGCTGCAGAAGCTGCTGAAAAAGCAGTTGCTCAGTATGCAATGAAACAAGCAGAACTTAAAGCTGCTGAACAGAAGGCTGCGGAAGAGCTAGCTCAAAAAGCTACCGAAGAAGCTGAAGTTCAAAAAGCCTCCGAGGAAGCAAAACAGGAAGAGCAAAAAACTGTAATCCAAGCTGGATTAACAGGTGCTGAAAAATTAATGTCTGACGTTGAGTCTAGAGTGAAAGAAGACTATTCTAATTTAGAAACTGTCGTTAAATCACTTGAAGCACAACTTGCTGAGAAATCTGAAGAAATCATGAATATTCGTGATTCTAAAAGACATTTCTCTGACAGACAAGGTAACAACGGCGATTGGAAGAAATCCTTCGAGTCAGACATTGCAGATGCTAAATTTGCTGGTCTAGCTACTGGAAAAGGATGGGACACTCCAATGGCAAAATCTTTGATGGAAAAAGTAAATCAACATTCAGGTGTTGAAGTTTCATCTGCTGATTTCGAACAAGTTGTTTCAACAAATATCGAAAGAGATATCGAAAACGAATTAGTTCTAGCTCCTCTATTTAGAGAGATTGCTATGACTTCTGCGAATATGATTATCCCAATCTTACCAGATGCAGGTTATGCAGAATTTACTTCTAGCCAAGCTGCTTCAGGTTCATCTCCTTATGGTAACTTAGAGACCAGAGGCGACACATACGGATCACCTTTTGCTGGTGTGACTATGACTGAAAGAACTCTTTCAACTAAGAAATTGATTTCACAATCATACTTAGGGAATGAGACAGAAGAAGATGCAATCATGCCTATTCTTCCTTTGATCAGAGAATCTATGGTAAGATCTCATGCTAGAGGTATCGAAAACGCTATCCTAGCTGGTGATGATGCTGATGGTGTATACGGAACAGGTGGAGCGGCTTTTGAAGGGCTTCTACACTTAGCAAGAAATGACAGTGATTATACACAGTCAACTACTGCTTTTGCTTCTGATACAGTTACAGCTGCAGAACTTCTCGCTTTGAGAAAAAATATGGGTAAATATGGTGTTAACCCAGCAGACGTAGTTTACATTGTTTCTCAAACAGTGTATTTCCAACTACTAGAAGATGCTGAATTCCAAGATGCTAACTTAGTAGGCGATATGGCTACTAAACTAAGTGGTGAAATCGGACAAGTATTCGGATCAAGAGTACTATTATGTGATGAATTCGCTACTCCAGCAGTATCTAAATTCGGTGCTATCGCTGTTAACCCTAGAAACTACGTATTACCAAGATTACGCGGTGTAACCGTTGAATCTGATTACGAAGTTGCTGCTCAGCGTAGAGTACTAGTTGCTTCACAAAGAATTGGCTTCAGCGATCTAATCGACGCTGCTACTTCTAAGTGGGCTTACATGTATAAAGCTAGCTAATATCGGCTTAGACAGGATTCGTGGGGCGGCCTTAATCGCCCCACACTTTTAATTATGGCAAATTTAGTAACATTACAACAGTATAAGGACTTCGCAGGGATCACTGGAGTGACCGAAGATGCGAAAATTAATGTTATAGTGCCAGCCATAAGTCAAGCAGTAAAAACTTACTGTGGCACGTCATTTGTTGATTATTATTCAGCAGATAAAACAGAGTATTTTGATATTCATGATGATTATACAAATGCTATTTTAGTGGATGAAAGCCCACTTGTCAGTGTTTCTGTAGTAGCAGAAAGAACAGGACAAGATGACTCTTATACAACTCTAATAACTGGTAACTCAGATTCTAGTGGTAAGTACGAATACGTAGTAGACACTGAAAGAGATACTATTTATAGAACAACTGCAACAGCAGATAAAGCTTTCCCAAAGGGAAGATCAGCAGTTAAAGTTATATATAGATCAGGTTATGCTTCGACACCCGAAGATTTAAAACTGGCATGTTTTGATTTAGTAAAATATTATTTGAAAGACGAAAGAAAAGAAAGACTTGCAATAGCAGGGGCATCGATACAAAACAATATATCTACAAGCCTGAGAGAAAATATAGGATTCCCAGATCATATCAAAAGAATACTAGATTTCTATAAAGTGCACAAATAAATGGCACTTAAGAACTTAAATGCAGACTTAGAAAAAATATTCAATCAAATTATTGGTACTGCAGGAAACGAAAGCAAGGCAAAAAATAAATACAGAAAGTTTTTTCAGAAGTTTGGTCATATATTTGAAATAAAATACGAAGATGCTGTAGACCAGTTAAATGATATAAGAACAAGCTCAAAAAGTACTAGGAGAAATAAAAAAACTGGAAAAGTAACACAGGTATATAGTACAGATGAGTATGGTGCAGAAGAAAACATTCTAAATACTGAAAAAGGAAGAATGGGTAAATCAGGCGAAAAATATACGTCTGGAGAGATGCAAAAAGCAGTAAAAGCAACAGCAAAATCACTTTTAGCTGAGTATGCAGCTATAGGAACAAAATTTCAAGGACAGTTTAAAAAGCCTTATGTAATTAGCAGCGACCCTAAATTAGTAGAAATTGGAGTTGACTTAGAAAAAGCTGGGGATGCAGATGCATATGACGTACTACTAAAAGAAAAGAAAAGAATAGCTAATAAAGTTTTTGGGCCAGGAGGAGAAGGTGAAGCACTTTATGATATTTTACTTCGTGCCGGAAGGGTTAAGAGTGAAAGTGGGGTTGTAGCACCATCAAATTTATATAATATAGGGCATACAGATGCTATTGGACAATATAAAGGAACAGCTCTAAGCAAAGGAGTAGATGCCGCATTAGGGGAAGACGATAGTGGTGTTATAGATGATGTAAAAGACACTATAGCAAAAAAAGTAAAATCAACACTTGATCAAAATGGAATAACTATTTTTGCAGAAGATGACTTCTTTGTATTTGAAGGCGTAAAGATGGTTCAAAACCCTAAGAGCAAATTTGTAGTCAAAACTAGTTTAGAAAGTCAGTATAATAACCAAATTAAAGACAATAAAGAAGCTGGAGTTGGAACAGCGAAAGACGCTTCTAAATCTTCTACAGTTTTATCTGAGTTGGTAAAAGATATACAGGATATCATAAAAGAACAGCTAAATAAAAGAGGCGGAAGAAATGCAAAAGAATGGGCAGCAAGACAAGGGTCAGATTCTTTTATGGATGCACTCGGAAAAGGAATAGTAATGTCTCCAAGCTTATTACCTCTTTATAAATCAGGACAAGCTAAAAACCTTACAAAATGGAAAGGAGCAAAAAAGAACAGAAAAAGTACTTCTAAAAAGTTTAGGGATACAAAATCAAAAGTAAGTAGAACACGACATAATTTACTAAAAGCAGGACTATCTAACCCTAAAAGCAAAAGTAGAAAAGCCTCTCCAGAAAGAGGAACACCAGGAGCTTCAAACGAAAATCAAGTACAAGCAGCGTTTGTAACAAGAGCTTTTATAAATAGCAGATTAGCTAAGCAGGTTCAAAAAAATATGGGAAGACCTGGATTAGAGAATCAAACAGGAAGATTAGCAGAATCTGCTCAAGTAGTAAATGCAGTACCAAAGGGTAATCAACTTCATATGGATTATACTTATAATCCTCTTTACAGAGTATTCGAAAATGGAAGACAATACACTTCTAGTTATGATCCAAGGCCTTTAATCGAAGGAAGTATTAGAGAACTAGCAGCAGCAAAGTTAGAGACAAAATTTACACTTAGGAGAGTATAATGGCAAGTAGAAC